ATCCGCGCCGGTGAAGAGGCAGAGGTCATCCTGTCATATCACTTCAATGCTGCCGTGTTCGATGAAGAGCAGGTGAAAGCCTGGCTGGACGAGCGGCAGATCAAATATGAAGCGATCGTGACGCCGCAGAAGGCCCAGGAGCCATCGGATCCGGAACCCCCGGCTGACACCCCCGCCGATGAACCGAACGACGAGCCTAAGCCCCAGGAGGCATTCAAGACTGCGCTTCTGGAAGAGGTGCGGGATATCGTCACGGGTGCGACCGAAAAGCTGAGTGAGCGGCTGGAACGGGTCGAAAAGCATACCACCGGAAGCTCTGCGCTGGATCCGGAAGGCGTGGGCGCTGGTGACAACAACAACGACAACGACAAACCCTGGATTTAAAGCTTACTCAAGCAGGAGGTCTATATGACTGTTCGAGAATTCCTGGAAATGGTCCGGAAGGACCAGATCGACGTTGCAACCGGAGGCCAGCTTTCCGCCGAGAACGCTAACGCCTTCATCAACGAGATGCTGGATCAGGCTGCTTTCATGCAGCTAATGTCGATCCGGCGCAATATCGCCGCTGCCACCGCCAACATGGACAGCATGACTCTGGCAATCCGTCAGCTTCAGGCTGCTACTGAAGGCTCGGCTCCTGAAGACACCTCTGAAGTCACCATCACCCGCCGTACCCTGACACCGGTTGAAGTCATTCTGCCTTACGATGTCACCTATTCCTTCCTGGAATCCAACATCGAAGGACAGGATGTAACCGCCACCCTGAACAAGATCTTCGCCACCGCATTCGCCAACGACCTGCTGGATCTGTCCATTAACGGCGATGAAGACGGTGAAGACTTCGTGGCGATCAATGACGGGTTCATCGACATCGCTGAAGGCGATGACAACGTCAACGACTATGACACGGACGGGGCCACCGACTATTACGATGATATCTTCCCTGGGATGCTGGCTGCCATGCCGGACAAGTGGAAAGCCAATCCCTCTTCCCTGGCGTTCATCGTATCGTCTACCGTTCGGGAGGCTTACCTGGACGAGATCGGTGCACGTACCACCGCTGCCGGTGACGCTGCCCTGATTGACGGTGTGGGTGCGAAGTATCACGGGATCCCGGTGATTGCTCATCCGTACATGCAGGATGCCGAGTTCCTGCTGACCAATCCCAAGAACCTGTGGATCGGTTTCGGCCGTGACATCACCTACGAGTTCCAGCGTCAGCCCCGTTCCCGGACTATCGAGTACACCATCACGGCGAAGGTCGACTTCAACTATGCCCTGAGCACCCTGATGGTGCTGGCTGAGAACTTCGCCTAATCGTAGGCTGAACCTTTAACCTGGAGGTTAATGTGAGTAATGGAGAAAAGCAGCCTCAGAACCTCATCTATCAGTCGGTGGGGTCTCTGAACTGCAAGATCGATGGGAAGCGTGTCACCTTTAAGCAGGGTGATTCCCTGGCTGCCAGTGCGGTCAAGAAGCTGAAGAAGCCATTCCGGAAGCGATTCGTGAAGCCGGAAGACTTCAAGGTCCAGGTGGAAAAAGGCTAGGCTGACACATGGCAGACTATCTGGCGACCGTCGAGAAGATACAGGCGGACGGGAACCTAACCCAGGTTCCCGATTCGCTTGTTACACCCCGCCTGATAATGGCATCCCGGATCGTGAAGCAGGCAATCACTGAAGACGAGTACGAAGATCTCCTGGAAGAGGAATCGCCGTATTCGGACCAGTACATAGCCTGTCAGCAAGCAGAAGTCTTAATCGCAGTAGCGAAGACCTTCCTGTTCATCGGGCATGACACCTCCGGGAAGGGGGTGGTCGGTGCGAATATCCTGGGTGATGCCCACTCGCAGTTTCTCAGCTTTTCCGAACTGAAGGACCGGCACGACACCCTCATGCAGGAGGCTTGGGAAATCCTGGGACCGTACATCTACGATCCGGATGAAGCTGCAACCAGCGAAGAGCAGGATGACAGCGTTCGGATCCCAGGGCTGTCTATGTGGGTCATCCCTTCGCTGGCGAATACGGACGATGACTAAGCCGGGGATCCACTTCAAGGTTGACATTAGCCCGTTCGCTAGGCATCTCGATAAGATCCTGGCAGACCTGCTAACCGGGCGTGGTCCAGGAATCGTCTTTCGCGCAGGCCAGACCTTCAGGAACCATGTAATGGAAGTCATTAAGGACGGCGGGAAGGTAGGATCTACCGGGGATCTGCGAAAGCGGATCCATGTGGAACAGGGACAGCGTGCCGGCGTGGTTACAGCGGTCGTGAAGCCCGGAGTTCACTACGCTGTCTTTGTCCATGAAGGGACGAAGCCGCATTGGCCACCCCTGGCACCACTGGAAACCTGGGTACGGCGGAAACTCAAGAAGAAGGGTGAAGAGGCAGAGGAAATAGCGCGTGGGATCCAACGGCATATCGGCTGGCATGGAACCGAAGCGTTTCCCTTCTTCCGGATAGCTGAAGACAAGTACGGTTCAGACATTAAGCGGCAGATCGCAAAAGAGGTTCGCGATGTCATCCAGTCATAATCAGACTGACTACCTGGAGCTGATCTATTCAGCGATTAACGCCCTGGAAGCCGGGATCGAAACGCTTCGGAAGGACCACGACTTCAGCGCTCAGGAGACAACCTACCCAGCCGTTGCAATCGACTTCAACGACCGGATAGTGACGAAGGGCGACCTGCAGCAAGCAGCCTTCCGGCTGCAGATCCTGGTTCTGGTGAAAATAGATCCGGACAACGTAACACCTATTCCCACCGCCAGAGAGAAGGCGGATGATATCGTTCAGGCGATTGAAGGGACTTTCGATGACGGCATTGAAGGCTTCCACCATCCGGAGCGGATTGAAACGAGCTTCGGGTTCGCGGAAGACGGGACTATCGCCCTGTATTTAGCATTGATGAACGTTACAACCAACTATGTGAGGTAAGATATGGCACTGACTCTTGCAAAAGTCCTACGGGGTGTTGCTACTGTAGTCTTCAACGCCAGCGACGTTGCTCAGGTAACGCTGACGAACGTGAAGGACGATAGCTTCAAGCTCGTTGGAGCTGAAAAGAAGGTATCCCGTGAACTGGAAGACGGGTCGGAAATCAAGTACGATGCCGGTGTCACCCTTCAACTCGAGTGCACCTTCCACGAGCTGGATCCTACTGACCTGGGGGATCTGAAGGATGTCGATGAAGTCGTAATCACCTTCAGCGATATCACGAAGACCCTGACCATTGACAGCGCCGATGCGATCTTCCACAACTGTGAAACCGCAATCGATGGTCTGTCAACCAAGGTTGTCTTCTGGGTGTCTGCCGCAATCGGCACTACCCTGGGCGACCTGTTCACCGTAGCTTAAACCGGGAGGGACCATGCCGAAGAAGGGATACACCCTGATGAAGCCGCCTGGGGCCGGGAAGAAATCCTACTGGATCCCGGACAACAGGGTTGACGATCTGAAGAAGAACAAGTGGACCGTCACCCCTGAAGAGGCGGCAAAGCCAACGACAACCGGGAAGAAATAACCAATGGAGAGTGAGCAAATGTCTGATCCGAAAGAGCCGTTGACGATTGAGGTTAACGGGAAATCCTACACCCTAAGACCGCTGGTGATGGGGGTTCTGTTTGAACTCCTAGACTGGCTCGAAGAGACGGGCCTTCCGCTGGACGATATCCAGGCCTGGGTGAAGGCCGGGATCCGGGACAAGCGATTCATGGAAATCCTGGTAGGACAGGAGATCGAAGACTATGAAGCGTGGCCCGTGATGGATGTCATTGAAATGCTGCTGGATTTTTTCGTAGGGAACTCCCCAAGACTCATGGCGATGGTCGGGAAGACAAAGGGAGTTCTTTCTGGTCTGAACTGACATCCTACGATGAAGCGCGGGACAACCTCAGATCCATAGTCTTCCTGGTAACGGACGGCGACATCATTAAGTCTCAAGAGGTACTGGATCGGATCACACTCCGGGAAGCCATAGATTGGCTGCGAACCAGGAGGCGGATCCATGCCGAATGATGCAAAAATCCTGACTGAGATTGCCCTGGATATCAGGGAAATCAAAGACAAGCTCGGACAGGTCAAGGACGATGCGAAGGATACCGGGAAGTCCATTAAACAGGTCTTCGAGAGTATCAGCGGATCCTTCGCTAGAATCGGTCTGGCGGTTAACGGGATCCGGGAAGTCTTCGGGATCATTAAGGGAACCCTGGGGCTTCCGATTGAAGCCGCTTCCGAGTTCGAGTTCCTGCGATTAAGGCTGCAGGCCCTTTACGGCGATGTCGATAGGGGCAACCAAGTCTTTGAGACCTTCAAAGAGCTGGCAGCCACCACCCCATACTCACTACAACAGGTCGTGGAAGCAGGAGCTTCCCTGAAAGCCTTTGGCGCTGACGCTGAAGGGCTCCTGGGAAGCATGGCGGATCTAGCGGCCTTCATGGGTGTCGACATCGTTATGGCTGCATCGTCCTTCGGACGAGCGTTCGCGGCTGGAGCCGGTGCAGCAGATATCCTTCGAGAGCGGGGTGTCCTTACCCTGCTGGCATCACTCCATGGTGTAACCGACTGGGCGAAAGTCTCCCTGCCTGAATTCCGGGAAATGCTGATTCAGTACGTGGCGGATCCTACCGGACAAGTCGCCGGATCCGCAGAGCGGGTGTCTGAATCGGCTGTCGGTGCGCTGAGCAACCTTGGGGATGCCTGGACACAGTTTTGGGCGCTGGTAGGTGAACGGATTCTTCCTGCTTACACCTATGCACTCCGGAGGCTAAGTGAATGGCTAACGGATATAAAAGAGAACTCCGATGTTCTCTTCGATGCCTGGGTGAAGCTCTACACCTACATGAAGCTGATGATTGCCGGGTTCGTTGGTCTGAAGGCCGGACTAATGGCTGCCGCGGTTGCCGGGAAGGTCTATACTGCCTGGACCAAGATACAGAAGCTTCAGACGGCGGGGCTGGCGGCGGCTCAGGCCACCCTGCAGGCGCTCATGGGGAACTTCGTTGCTATCGCGGTTGCAGCGGCAGCGGCAGCGACCACCTACTATGCGCTGACGAAGCTCGGTGCAGAGACAGCACGGCTGGAACAGGAAGCCTTGAACGCTTCTGTCAGGCGCCAGCGGGATCTGATCCCGGAAACGGCTGCGGGGATCCAATCGGCGCTGATTAAAGAGCGGCGGGAGGTCGAGCTGCTCAGGGATGCCTTTGTCAAACTGGCGGAAGACGGCTATGCCAGTGAAGACCAGCTGAATATGATGGCACAGGAAATCGCGCTTCGTGACAACCGGATCCGGCGAATGGAACGCGAGCTGGAACTGATGGAAGGTAGCCTGGAGGTCATCGAAACCAGCTTTGCCAGAGAGAAGGCGCTTTGGGATGCCGGGCGGAATAGCGCGGATGACTACCGGGTAGCACTCCAAGAGATGAAGACTACCCTGCTGCAGGCGATTGCCACCGCGCCGGCAGAGACAGCAGAACAGGTTAAAGCCCTGAATATGCTGCTTGGGGAACTCCAGAAGATTAATGCCGAGCTGGACGATATCCGGGAACCCGCTATGCCGAAAGCGCCGGAATCCGATGAAGACGAGTTTCCAGAGGATCTGCCGGACGATATCTATGAACCGTATGAAGGCTTCTACAGCGACATCGCAGCGCTCAATGATGACTATTACAACGGTGTCCAGGCACGCCAGGAGCAGATGCGGGATCTATACATCGGCAGCCTTCACGATATGCTGATTGCAACGATGGTGCACGGGGATTCCATCACTGAGATATGGGGCAACGTCCGGGACTATCTGATTGAAGCGACTGCGCGGTGGGCGCTGACTGAAATCACGCAGCACGCTATGGTGGAAGCGAAGAAGACCGCGCTGCTGGCTGGTGGTGTGGCAAAGCGGATGGCACTCGGGGCGAAGGAGTTAATGGCTGATATGTGGGGCCTGATCGTGAAGATTGCGAAGGCCCTATGGTCACTCGGTCCCTGGGCGCTGCTGGCGATCCCTGCAGCCATTGCCGGCACGCTGGCGGTCATGAAGGCGTTCATGGGGCAGGCGAAGAGCATTAAGTTCTTCGGGGAGGGCGGTCTGGCTCTGGAAGCGACTCCAGCGATCTTCGGTGAAAAGGGACCGGAGCTGGCAACGCCGATGGATGTTCTGAACGCCGCTTTTCAGAAGCACCTGGGAAGCTTCTCGTCTGCCGGCATCGAAGCCCGGTTGGACCGGATCGAAAGGGCAATCACTGAACGCCGCACGCTCGTTCAGGGCGAACAGCTCGTTGAAGTCTCAGACAAGATCTTGACAAGACAAGACCGGGGAAGACTCGAATGAACTTGGAAATTCAAGTGTCCCTTAACGGCATTACATTTACCGATGATATCCATGCAAATGTGGTAGCTGATAGTCTGCCGGAGTGGATCCCGGTTGGGTTTAAGGGTCCGAACTATTTTGACTTTGAATCGGAGGGCTTCTCTTTCCGGATTAAGAACTTTGAACGGCTGGAGCGTTACACCCGGATCCGGTTCCGGAGGCCACCCTATACAGTCTTTGAAGGGTATGTTGACAAGGTTGCCTGGAAGTCGGATATCGAATTTGAAGTGACGGTTCACCCTTATTCACTACTCCTGAAGGACATGACAGACCATATTACGCACTACGGTTACACGGAAGATAGTGGCTACCCAGGAGCCAGCTGCGACGTGCAGAGCTTTGAAGACATCTTCGACTATATTCTAACCGATCTGAACACTGCAGTCGATGATTTGGGTGAACTGATTGACGGGGTGACGTTCACTGTAGACTATGGATCTATCCCAACGAACTATTCCGCTGCCTGGGGAACGCTCCGCGTCCTGTACGAAGGCGAATGGGCGAACTCGGACTATGACTATTCCTGGCTGGGGCGCTGGCAGGTCGTGGACTATGACGAAGATGAAGGGGATGGAACCCTGTATTACGCTCAGGCGACCGGGGATTCAGATGAACCAGGCTTCACCGTCTATGAGATCGGGGATCCGCCGCTCTTTTATCTAACCGAAGTCGATAGCGGATTAAGCGCGCTGAACCTACGAGCCATCTATGGCTTCTACTATGCAGACGATACAGGGGGGCAGGATCTTCTGATTAAGCTCGGTGCGTCTATGGAAGACAAGAGCTTTGTAAACGCTGACATCGTTAACTTCCAGTATATCACAGCGCACGGAGCGAACGACTTCCCGATTGCCCTGGTTGTTCTGCGGCAGAAAATCACCGATACGGCAACCCGGGCGCACTACAAGGTCGCTCTGATGTATCCAATGTCTTCGATGGAATGTCCAGCCGGCGACTTCCACGATATCACCTATGCGAAGATGTTTAAGATGCTGGCGATGGTGACTGACACCTACTACTTCATAGACAACAAGGAAATCAACTGGCTAGGGCAGGAGGAGGGTTCAGACAACTCCTGGAGTATTGAATCGGGCGGGATCCTGAACCTGCAGAAGAAGATCGGAGTTACCTACAAGGGGAAACTCGACTTCCAGCGAAAGGATGCAAAGCTCGAAGGCGGCGTTGGCTGGAGTGAACGGGCTATGGGCTGGGTCATGTCGAAGTACCAGGAAGAGCGCCTGCAGCGGATGTACGATCTTCGGTCAACCGGATCCTGGGAGGAACGGGAAATCATTGCGCTGGTGGAAGAGTGTACTGGCCTGAAGCTGCTGGCTGAAAATCAGACGCACGGACAGATATTCAAGATTGCACATCATGTCGATGGGATCCGGGTCAAGATCTATTGTAGGAAGCGCGAATGAGTTTTCCGACTGGAGACCCAGTAATTGTTAGCGGTGGGGTGTTGAATATGCCACCCCCGGTTGCCAGGGAAGGCCGCTGGAAGATTGTAGGGGCGGCTATCTTTGAAAGGGACGATGGATCCCTGGTTGTCATTGGGGATACACCTAGATCGTTCCGCTATGAAGGCAGCTTCACCTGGGTTGGCCTGTCAGATACACAGGCGCAGCGACTTCAGGATTACTATGAGACCGGGGTACAGATGACTATTCAACTGTTCGGGACCGTGTTCCAGATGCCGACTGTTATCATCCGGGAGCTGAAGGAGGTTCCACTGGTATCCGGGAAAATTGAAACGACAATCAGAATTGAACAGGCATTGGCATCGGTAAGCGCGTATTTGATATGAGTAGACCTGAAGGACAGCCCAAAATCATTCTGTTTGCAGGTGGAGCTATCACCCTGAATGTACTTGCCGGATCCAGGGACGAACAGTTTCGGCCTATCAATGAATCGGTTGAACCCGCTGTTTCAGGGAAGCTCCTGGTAACGCGAACCGGGTTCCGGTTTGAAGGATCCTATAATGTCTACATGACAGACTCAGATGAAGCTGAAGATATCATGGCGTTGCTGTTAAGTCCGGATGAACCGACACACCCACCGGGCTGCTTCTTCCAGCCTTACGATGACTATGACGAGTTTATCGTGTACGGCTTGGTAATGGAGTTTGAACCGATCTACGATGGACCATTAGCAGACGATTACCGGATCTATCGACTGAAAATCATTAGCACGAATGTACTTCAGGCGCTACCTTGGCCCGATGAAGATCGAAGCGGTTACCGTCTGACGCACAAGGGAGAGTTAACCTATGGATGATGCATATCTGAGCTTTGAACTCGGGGCCGGATCCGGACAGAACCCGCAGGTGTGGACCAGCGTAGGTCAGAACACAATCTGCACCGTCTATGACAATGGAGACGGCACC